GCCATCAGTCCCGGTAGCCTCCGCCCTGGTCCTTGTACTCCTTGGCGAGCATCTGGGCCTTCCTCGCGCTCCACTGCCCTGGCTTACCGCCCTTGCTCCCGGCTTTGATCTTCTCAAAGATCCGTTTGCGAAGCGCGGGTTTCGTATAGTTCCCCGCCTCGTTGACACGAGACTTGGTCTTCTTGGCGGGGGTCTTGGCCTTAGCCATAGTGCTTGCGGACCTGAAGGACGATTGTGTAAACGTCCCCAGCTCCAGCTCCAACAGTGGTAAAGGCAATGTCTCCGGTCTTCCCGGCACCCGCATTGTTGGGGATGCCAGAGAAATCACGGAAGTCCATCGTCCGCGCATCGTTCTCGCGGAGTTCCCAGGCAAGCACATCCGAGGTGGCATCGAAGAGGATCTTCACGCCCATCCCTACGGTGGAGTACCAGATGCACTCAATGCTTGCACTCGTGCAGGCAGCGCCAGTTACCGGGTCAGAAGCGAGAGCCGATGCGTCTACCTTCACAACCGCAGATTCACCCGTGCCGTCGCTAACATTGGTAAACCTGAAGATGGCCGTCTTAGGGCCGTCTTGGATGGTTTGACTCGCTACTGCATCAGCCATGACTCACCCCTTATTGGTCAGCAAATGCCGGTGCAGTTGCGCCAGTCACGCTGCCCCAGACGTACCAATTGGTGCCGTCCTTTGCCATCACGTTGATGACGGCAGCGCCGGGCACGTTGACCTGAAGCTTGCTGTTGGAGTTTCCGTCGGCAAACACCACAGAAGCGGCCCCGTCATCGGTGTCATTGAAAGCCACGTTGCCAACGAAAAAGTTGGTGTCGGAGCCTGCATCGATGATGAAGTCCGTCGCGTCAGCAGCAGCGCCGCCGTAGACGAAGGTAAACATAGCGCCAGCAACGGGCGTCGGAAGGGTGTAGGTGTTGTCCTGGCCGCCGTCGGGGACGATCAGCACGCGACCGCTGTGGGTGGCGTTGGTGAGGGTCACATCACCATCTGCCAGGGCAACAGGCGCCCCGCCATAGGTGCTGATCTCAGTGACAGCGCCGGTGGTGCTGCTCTTGGTGATGGCCTTAAAGCCGTTCTGGGAACGGACCGGGCCGAGGAAAGTCGTGTTAGCCATGAGTTTCTCCTGTCTTGGCTAGTGTCAGCAAAATGCTGTCAGAAGAAAAAGGGGGGCCGAAGCCCCCCTCTATACTGCACTATCAGCTCGATCCAGGCGAGCCGTAAATCCCAAGAGGATCGGAAACGCCGAAAGAATAGCGCTCGCGGCTCTTGTACCGAACGTTGCCGGTGTCGAAGTCACCATCCATGGACGTTTCCAGCGGGGTACGCTGGAAGTGCTTCATGCCGTTCGGAACATCAGTGATGATGAAGAAGGCATTGTTGTCCGTGAGGTAATGGTTGACTGCGTAGCCCTCAGGGATCGCACCCATGTTGCGGATAGCGTTGATATCGTTATCCGCCGTGCCGACGCGCTGAGTGGTTTCCAGCAGGCGATCTGCCGTAAACATCAGAGCCGGGGGCACGATGAGGCGACGAGGCCGGGCAGCAATCAGCAGACCACGCTCGTCGGTGAAGGCAGCGATATCAATGATCGCATTCTCCAGGGACGTTTCGTTGAGGTCTGCACCAACAACCGGGCGGTTGTTGTTCTTGCCACCACTCACCAGCGGGTGACCGTCACCGCCAGACTCCCCGTCACCGGAAGCGGTGAAGAGGTTAACGCCATCACCAGACTGGAAAGAGCTGGAGAAGCCGTTGTTCAGCGGGAAAGCAGCCTTGACCTGCTTGGTGTACGCCATGGCGCGAGCAAGGGCCTTGGTGTAGCGAGCGGAAAGAGAATCGTAAAGATTGTCCTCCATCGCTTCCTCGGTGATCGAGAAACCCATTGCAATCGTTTCATGGTTGTAGCGAGCCGTGAAGGACTCCTGTGCCGCGTCGTAGCTGATGGCAGCGCCTTCCGCTTTCACGGGGGCAGCACCAAAGCCAGACAGCTTCACTTCTTCCTCAAAGGACCGCTCGGACGACTCCGTCTCGTAGATAAGCTCATGCTCATCTTCGTACTTGTCGTACTCCAAACCGAAAAGCGCGTTAAGCCCCGGCAGGAGTTCCTTCAGCATTTGTGCGCGTGAAATAGCCATTGCTTAGGCCTCCTAATTAAACGCCAAGGGCCGTATCGTAGGCATGGCTTCCAGGCAGCCAAGTCACAATGCAGTCGGTGTAGGTATCACCAACAGCACTGTTAGGGCCATCCACGAAGTCAACGACACGAAGCGGAAGGGTATTGGTAGTTGCCGCAGAGTCTGCGTCAAGCGCATTACGGCTACGACCAATGCTCGTAGATCCTGCCGTGCTAATAGCAGAGATGTTGTTACCAAGCGCGGTTTGCGCAATGGAATCATCACCCTGCATACGGAACAGCAGACGAGGATCGTCAACGACGTAAGCCACAATATCATCCGCAGCGGTGGACGCCGGGAAGTACTGGGAGAACGTCTTCTGGTTGGTGGTGGGGTCAGTGAATGCGCACCCAACGAAAATGCCGACAGTACCTGCCACAACGGCAGTGGTGACTGCAGCCTTCTCAAGCGTACCCGTGCTGACCAGCTTAACGAAGTCGCCGTAGAAGATAGCCGTCGCGTAAGCATTGGCGATCTTAATATGGCGCACCTTGCCCGTGAACGAGCCGCTGGCGCTTAGGGTATCAGTGGGTTCCGCACCGCTCGGGGTTGCTGAAGTAGCCATTGATATGCTCCTTATTTATGGGACGGGAAGTTATTTCTTCCCAAACGTTGTCCGCGTGCTTCGCTCGGGCCTGAGCAAAGGCATGCGCGGATCATTCTCCCGCAAGAAGCCATTGTCAACGGACTGCATCTGGTTAGCCGCAACTTGAAGGTAATGCCGATTCCGAGCTTCCATTTTCTCTTTGGGAGCCTTGCACAGCAGCAACCCGCCAACCTCGATGTTCCCATCAAACTTCGACCCAATGTCGGAGCGAAGCTTAAGCTCAGGATAGTCCTCTGCTTTACAGGGTTCCCATCCTTCTCGGAACATGCGGGATACGTTGGTGTTGTCCGACTGACCTACGATTGAGGTCCGAATCCAACGGTGAACCCAGCCATCCCTGGGAGTCGGGTTGGGCAAAATAGATGCCGGAACCCAGCTATCAGATGGCCGCGCTTCATCCTCTCGCGTTTCACTTTCTCTCGGGGTGCGCTCGACTGCCATCATCCTTTCTCCTTCAAGAGCTGATCGGCGTACTGCTTATTGGTTAACCCAAGACGCTTGGCGAGAGCGACCTGAGTGGACGTTAGCTGCACTTTGCGCGGTTTGGCACCGTTGCTCCTACCGGAGGGTGCCACCACCGACGGGGGTCTCGATCCGGTCGTCGCAGTTGCGGTACGTCCATTAGTCCGCTCATCCGACCAGTCGTGTTCCGGGAAAGCCGCACGCATGCGGTTATCGATGTAGTCAAAGTAATCAGGCGAGTTGGGCTGAATCCCTTTGCGGATCGCAGCCTCATGCGAACCGTAGGCCAGGGCGGTCATCTCTTCATAACCTTGCCGCATGAACCACTGGTTCTTCTCTGCCCAGGCCTGTGCCTCGGGGCTGACCTGGGGTTGAACTTGCTGCTGCTGTGCCACGCTGAGAGCCGCCTGACGGGCAATCTCTTGGCGACGTAGCTCTTCCTGCTGCTGCTGATAACGCTGAGCGTTTTGGCTGTAGGACGAGCGGTACTTATCAGCTTCTGCAAGCTCTGCCTGAGCGCGATACAGCTTATCCTGGGACTCAAGGATACTGTCCGTGTCGCCCTCTTCGTAGGCTTTCCGGTAGGCTTCCTTGGCTTGATTCAGGGAGAGCTGCGCTCGCTCCCGAACCTGCTCGATTAGGGCTTGCTCGCCCCGGGATACGAGAGATTCGTACTCCTTGTTTTTGTTGGCGAGCTGCTGGGCTGCACGAACTGCTTCTTCGCGCATCCGCTCTGCAGCTTCACGCTGACGGCGCTCCTCATGAAACTCGTACTTGAGCTTGTTCAGCCGCTTCTGAACCTTCTCAGAATACTGGCCTAGCTCATCGTCATCGAGGTCGCCTTCATTGGACTTGGCCTTAGGAGAACGCTGGTCCTCCGGGGGGCGGTCGTCAATGATTTCGACATCAGAGTCCTCGTCTTCGACCTTGGGCTTCTTCTTTTCAAAGGTGGCCTTAACGCCGAAGAACTTGTCCTCTGCCGAGGCGCCGTCGTCTAAGTACTGCTCTTGTGCTTCCATCATGCCTTAACAATCCCCCGTGGATCTTCGACAACAGCCTCAACGCTGTCGTCGTTGATTAAGCGGAACTCTTTGCCATGCACCTTGAACCGGGTGCCTGAATAGCTCCGCATGAGAATCCAGTCGCCCTTTTTGCAAAGGGGGCCGGAGGGGAATCTGCTAGGGTCTTTATAGCAGTCTGGCCCTAATTCAAGGACCATCCCTACGATAGACCCGATCTCCTCT